ATGGTCAACTACAATATCCCAAGTTAAACTACCGCTTCTACTTGTATTTTTGTATGTATAGATTGGTTCAGGTCTTCCAATAAAATCATTTGGATTCCAATTTGCTTGAACCGATTCATTGAATGTTAAATTATATGGTGGGAACCACATAACTCTACCACCGTTAGGACCTCTCTCACACACCGCCAAGTCTGAAACAGAATAACCTGGTGTGTTAGATGTTGCCCAAGCTAAATTCTCTAATGAGAACATATATTTCTTGGCATAAGCATTATTCATAGACCCAATAATATTTGTTGAGTCTTGCCCACCTTCTTGTTTGTTTGGTACGATATTAAGATTATACGTCTTATCTAAAACAGACCAAGCAAACCTTCTACCTTCAGTTGTAATACCATCAGTCTTTTGTAGGTCATTGTATTGTAAATAAGGAATATCTTTGGCAAACACACGACAATATTCAGTTCCAACTTCTTGTCCAATCGCGCCAACATAACTTAATACTCTTGAACCTTTAGTCATCTCTTTATATCCATCATTGAATACTTTACTAACTTGGTCAATCGCATTACCCGCATGTTTTAAACGGTTACCACCTTGAGGTTGGCTATCAATAATTCTTTGGGTATCGTCAAGAATTGAACCTTCTCTAAATGTTCTTTCTGTTGACTCGGTTGAGTTGTATGATGACGGTTTAAAGTCTTCATCATCGTTTGTAATCTCACCACCAATACCAACTTTCTTACCAGCATTACCTTTATATTTTGGAGATACCCATGTGAATCCACCTTCAATACCCCCACCATTACTGTAAGTTGGTCCGTTAGCCCCAAGTTTAATTTCTTTACTTGGTCCTTCATATAACTGAGCCAACTCTTCAGGACCATAAACAGGTGATTGTTGTTCATAACCAAACGCATTGTTTGGAAGTGCCCCTGATGGAGAGAATATTCTTGAAGGGTCAGATGTTGTAGAACCAATGTAATAGTTGGCATTGTTTGTGTTGGTACCAACAAGAGCCCCACCCAATCTATCAATTAAAGTTCTATCGTAACTTGGCTTATATTTGTTAAAGTTTATATTCTTAAACAATAACGATTTTTGACCTTGACCTGTATTTTCAAAAAATATTTGAGAACCAGTCTTACCCGCTCCTAAAAGATTACTAATAAGTTTACCACCCGCAGCTAAAGGATTACCCAATAATGCTTGTTGAATTGTAGTTGGTTGTGGTGGGTTAATACTTGGGTCCCAATACGAACCAGGGATTGTTGAGAATGGTACCTGACTACCCGCCAAACTTAAGGCAAATTGAGCCGCAGCACCCAACGGGTTCGATGGTACCGTAATGTTGTAGTTAGGTTCAATTAATGGAACATTACCTGTTAAGATATTAACAAGGTTTGTACTACTATTAACATTTAAGATGTTTGCCCTACCTAAAGTTTCTCTAATGATTGCTCTACCAATTCGGTCTTCAAACTCTTTCTTTAAAGTTTTTGCACCCAAACGAGCAATAAATGAGTCGGAACTTAATAAACCATTACTACCAAGTGGGTCAGGATTTAATAATATCGATACTGAACGATAAGACGATGGATTGAATGTTGGGTATGGTTGACCGTTTGGTGGTCTATCTTGGTCAGGTCTAACAGTTTCTAAAGTTACTACCGCCTCACCAGCATCAAAGTTATTATTACTTGAATAAGCATTTAAAGGTCTCCATAGTTGAGTTGCTGCGAATCCTGAATCAACAATGTGAGCATCTTGTTGTCCAGGTCCATACTCACCTTGGTTAGAAGTCGTATTTAAATTACCTGTTAAGTCAGGAGCAAATTCATATCCTCCCTCATTACCCCATCTATTAAGTGGATATTGTTTGTCGGCAAAAAATGTTGTGTCTATTAAGAAATCGGGTGAATCAACAGGTGTTAAATCTTGTTGAATTACTTCGTATGTAATTGGCGGGGTCGCAGGACTTGGTGATTTAGCATAAGGAACTAAATTACGAGTCATCAGTTTTTTTCTGAATCCTTCGGTGCTAATATAATCTAACGGACTACCCATTTAAATCTTTACTAATAAATAGGTTGATTGAGTTTTTTTTATCATTGATAAGTAGGAACACCCGCACCTTTTGTATCTTTTCCAAGAGTTGCAACATATTGTTTAAATCCTTCACTATTGAAGATTTGAGTTAATTGTTGTTGTGTTAACCCATTTGCCCCAACAGGACCGTCTATAGTTATTTTAATATTACCAGTTACGTTGTTTGTGACATTAGTTGTTTTTGGTTGAGTTGTTTCTATTTGTTTTGAAACTTGATTAGAAATCCTTTCACCTAAAACATTTGACTCACTTAAAGGTTTTACTTGAGCCTTTTGTTTAACCGCCTCAACAGAAGACTTTAAAGGTGAACCAAGTGCTTCCAAAGTTTCATTTGCAAATGCCCTAAATTCTTTTTCAATTCCACTACTTCCTTTAATATTTTTAGCACTGGCTTCTAAAATGTCTTTAAGCGCCTTTGCACCACTTTCACCTAATGAATTTGCACCGTTAATAACAGTATTTTCTAATTGTTCAATTTTTTTAGTGAAATCAGCGTCAGATATTTTACCAGCGTCTTTTGCAGTAAATAATGATTTCATATCATTAATTGCGTTTGTTACGCTTTCAGTAACTTTAGCACTTTCGGGAACAGCTTTATAAACATCTTTTGATAATTCTCTTAAAATTCTATCCGCCCCATAAATATTTTCACGTACTACAGGTGTTGCTGCAACCCCATACGCAACTTTAGCCGCAATTGCCTTAACATTTGCCGCCATGTCTTGTGCGATAGTTAATTGACTTGATTGAATAGCTTCAAGAGTTTTTGGTCTTTCTTCTTCCCTTCTTTTTATTTCGTCAAATTGTTCTTGCGTTAATTCACTTAATTTCTTTTGTTCAACAATACCCGTCTCATCATCTTTAAGTTGAACGACATACTCACCATCCTTCATTGTTGCCATGTTGGCCAACAATTGTTTGTCCTTTTCATCTTTAAATTGTATTTCAGGACTAATTGCGGATAACCTCTTATCTAAATCGGCAGCAGCTATTGCCGCTTTACTTAATTCTGCAGCTGACAGTCCAGTTTCTGCTTGAAGTTCTCTAAGTGTTAACACACCTTGAGGATTTATTCTAAATGATTGTGTTTTTTCATCAAATTCCGTAAATTGTTTTGCCGCGTTAATAATACTATCTTGTAAACCTGATGGGTCATTAATTGATTGGTTCATTAAAGCAAACGGGTCCGCCAAATTACCAATAGAAATACCTAATCTTTGGAATCCTGCAGCAGTTGCAACCGCACTTTCAGGGTCTAAAACTTTATCAGCTAAAGTAAATGTCTCTTGCATGTCAAACCTTAACATTGAAGCTTGAGCTGCCATTTTTGTTAAACCTTGAATACCACCTTCAAACTGATATCTATTCATTTTGGACATGTTAGCCTCAACATCGTCCATTACCATATCAGCATTTAATCCAAGACTTTGAATATATTGAATTGAATTTTCAAGGTTTGTACCTATTTGAGATGTTTCAATACCTACCTCAGCAAATTTGGTAACTAATGTACCTACATCAGTACCTAATATTTTGTTTGCCGCATATAATTTCGAAACTTGTTCTTCGGTCGCAATTACATTTCTTTTTGACCCTTCCGCAATCCCCTCCATTGTGGCCGCCGCAGATGCAGCATCACCACCTAAACGAATTACTCCTGCAGCAGACCTTGAAATGGCATCCCCCAATTCGTCCATTCGGGTTCTGCCCATTAAAAACGCTGCGTTCAGTTTTTCGGATAAATCAAACATGTTATCCATAGCCTTGGCCGCAGCCTCTAAAGGCGATGCAAGACTTTCAACACTCTTTTTTAATTCATCTATTTCTTGTTTTGACGGCATCTAAGTTTGGTTTCTATATAAATAGAAGAAGGACTAATTTTTTTAGTCCTTCTGATTATCTTCTATCCATTTATTAAGTAGATATTTTCTAACAAATATTGGCATCCTTTCAAAATCTTGATAGGAAACCTTTAACAATGTTGTTAAATAATAAAATTCGTCGATTTGACTTTTCCTATACTCAGAAGAAAGGGCGAAAAAAGTCGACCCCAAAACCAACATTCACTGTTAGTTTTTCTCCTGACGGGGTCATAATTGTTTTGTTCATGTCTAATCTTGGTTCATTTTCATTCATGAAGTTTCTAATGAACTTTGAATCAGCAATTGGCATCGACTCAATAAACTTAGCAATTTGTGCTCTGTCTCTTGAACCATCCACTTCTAATATTTCTCTTTCCATTCTCCACGTAACTTTTGGTACAACTCTACCTTGTGGATATGTCGAAGCCATACGGCTGATGTCTTGAATCTCACCGTAAGATAATGGTTTAATCTTAATAGTCGATTGTGATTTTGGTAACATTACAGTAAATGTACCATCTTCATTTGGTTTTTGATTACTAATAATTGACAATTCGTCCAACATAACAGTGGTTTGAAATTGTTTTCTAGTTACAGGGTCAGTAACATTGATAGTCATTTCAGGACCAAATGCAGTATTTCTTAAAAAGATAAGAATCGCCTCAACATCACCTTCGATTAAGTCTTCAACTTTAATGTCTGGTTCATATATTTTAGCTCTCAACAAAGCCATAGTTAAGTCATTCGCCCCACCCATCAAAATATTTTCATCTGATGCGGTAAGATAACCAACTTTAATAGCTTTCTTTTTATTCTTGTAAAATACTCCTTGTGAGGGTAATTGAACCACGTCATGTGGTAGTGTAAAATTTTCTTGACCGAAGTCTCTTGCTTGATTTTCCATATAAAAAAATAACCGTAAAGTTTATTAGCTTTACGGTTAAATATAAATGAGTATGATTTTATGTAAATAGTATTAGTATACTAACACACATCTATCCATTCTTAAAGAAGCTGTGATATCAGCTAACGCATCTTGACTATAAGACAACTGTCCAAAGTTCACATCTGTTAAGAATGTTCCATAAAGAATCCATTTCTCAACAACAACTCCTGTAGGGTCCAACATTTCAAGGTCGATGTCTTTTTTGTAACCCGCAGCATAACCCATACGACCTGTCACTGATTCAGCGTGTAAACGAACCCACTCCATAAGAGCTTGAGCCGCAGAAGGTCCGATAGGGTCACGGAACTTAACACTAATCGGGTCCCAGTTAAATCTACCTGCAACGAATGTAGATGTGTTTAAGAATTGAATTTCAGTTGCTCCAATCTTGATAGATGGTCTTGAAGCACTTTCAACAAACCATTCGTTAATACCTAAACTTGATGGAAACCTTAAGATGAAACGGTTCTGGCGTTTCGGTTCGTAAGGTATCGGCATTTTCATTAATAAATCAGCCATGTTATTTTAATTTTTGTTTTTTTTGTTGTTTATATACTATAAATATAGTCTTGTTAAAAATTTTTTCTCTTTACTTTTAATTTGTCGGGATTATAATCTACTTATATTCCTTCTTAACGCCTCCAGCAGTAGAATAAGTCTTAACTATATTATCTGGTTTATCTTTAAAATGTTTACTCATTACTTCTACATTTCTAACATCATCATCTGAGAATCCAATACTAGGTTGCTCTGGAACAAAGTTATTAGATACATCATTTTTAAAAAATGCTCTTTTATTTAAGTCATTTGCCATTTGTTTAATATAAGAAACAAATCCCTCCATAGCACGAACTTTCGCTTCTTCGGGGTTGGCAGCTCCTTCTTCATCGTCAAAAGATACTGGATGATATTTGTTGAGGTCTAAATACGACTTGATTAATTCATCGTCCGTCATATCGTCCTCGTCAAAAAACGACCTGTATTTTTTAAGGTTCTTAACGAGTTGGTCTTTATCTATACCATTAAATCCGTCAATAATATAATTGTAAACAGCTTGTTTTAAAGTGTTGGGGTTGTGACCTCTTGCGGTGATGATTGAAAATATTGACCCGTTATTAATTGCTTCTCTAAAATCATTAAACGCTGGTCCAAGTTTTGCTCTCATGGCATCCACTAAGAAATCTTTATCACCCTCAGTTCTAAAGTTTTTAAATGGGTCTTCGGCAAATCCAACAATAGTGTCTCCTTTATATTCAAAAGGTTCTTTACCGATAATTCCTCTATATTCTGCAAAATCATCCGTACTCATACCAACTTCGTCACCATCTTCAGTTTTTAATATTATTTTTGTTGGCATGTGTACAATATTGTCATCCCAATCAAACGCATAATATTTCATATCTGGTGTTCCCTCACCTTTAAATCCCTCTCTAAGTTGTCTTTTCATACTTGGCAAATAAAGGGGGTATGATTAGTACCCCCGTTAAGTTTATTAAATGTTCTCAAACGAAGCTCCTGTTGGAGTAATGAAGAATTCGATGTCGATGAATTCTAACGCCTTCGTAGGTTTTAAGTAGATTTTACCTGTTAATGTATTTCTATCTAAGTCTTCAGGTGAAGATGATACGGTTACACGGAAATCGTATAAACCTCTGTCTCTTCTGATTGAATCCAAGATAGGGTTAACACTATCTAAGAATTGTTGTCTAACAATTTGGTCGTTTTGTTCGAACAATAATCTTACAGCTACTGCAGAAATCAACTTACGAGCTTGAAGTAATAATCTTCTTACGTTCAATCTGTTAAGTGACGTGTCAGCAATTTGTAATGTTTTGTTACCCCAAATTACAGTTCCAACATCAGAGAAAGTTGCGATAGGGTTAATTCTACCTTGATATAATGTGTCTCTGTCAGTTTGTGTAAGTTTTTGTCTAGCTTTGA